AAGGTGTACGTACTCAAGCTACTGCTGGGTACTATAATGCTGAACAGGTTGAGTACTTGACTCAACAACTTGAGCGTGTTGCTAAGTTCCTTTGCGTTAAGAACTAATGTACACTACTTACAAAGGTCTCCGTGAGTACGAAGTCACACTCGCAAGCGGTGTTTGGTATCTCCTCTCACAGAGTACTGAACAAGCGGCTTGGACTGCATTAGAGCTATCTAAGGAACGTAACGAGAAACTATTAAATGTCAAACAAACGGAAGAATGGTAAGATGGCTAAGCGTAAGGACTTCCCCAACAACTGGCAAGAATACAAGGATGCTGATGATGACATGTTCCATGCCCATACGTATGAGGAGATCATGTCGTGGAAGGTTGCAGGTTGGGAACTCCCAAGCTCAGTCTGCTGTATCATCCGTACATCTGACCTAAACACTGGTAAGGTTAAGGAGTATGTCTACCAAAAGCGTAGTGCTGCTCAAGCCAAGGTCAACGCATTGATTGACACACCTGACATAGAGTTCACGGTTGTTGATCACGAGTCTATTCACTTTCTCACCCCTACTGATTTCGATTATGACTGACGTTACATTTTCTCGTCGCCTTCAACAACTGATCAAGCAAGTCAAGAATCATCCTAACCGTGATGAGATCATCAAACTTGCACAAGAACAACTCATTGACGATTCTTTCACACTCACCAATAACTAATTGGCTACACCTGCACAGATTGATGAACAAGTAGCGTTAGAGCGCGAGCAAATCAAGCAAGGACTCCAACGCCTTCGAGACAACACCCGTAAGCTGCAAGATCAAAGCTACGCTAGTGCTACAGTGTATGGTGCAGCATCTATTGATGCATTGTTGCCTACTCTTGTTAAATACATCGAGGAGACTACTGAGTATCGACTCAAGCGAGGCTCTGGTCATCAATTCGATATTCTCAAAAACTATGTCACTCAACTAGAGCCATTAGCTGCTGCTGCTATTGCACTAAAGCTTACCTTCGATAAGGTATTCTCTACCACAAAAGGTAGTGATCAAGTACAATCAGTGTGTGATAGCATCGGTCATGCTATTGAGTCTGAGTGTCAGATGCGTTACTACGAGAAGACCGCACCTGGGCTGTTAGCTGTACTCAAGAAGAACTACTTCCATAGGTCTATTGGTACTCACCAGAAGTTGGTGGTTATCCGTACACTAATGAACAGGTCTGATGTACCTGATTGGGAAGCTTGGGGTAGAGCTAATCGCATTAAGCTAGGTGCATGGTTACTTGACTGCATCATGACAACTAGTGGGTGGTTCGTAAAGGACCTACGAAGGCTTGGTAAGGTAACGGTGACCATCGTAGTACCTACACCTGAGTTCCTCGCTATCAAGGACAAGGTAATGGCCGATGCAGAGCTGTTTGCTCCACTTGCATGGCCGATGCTTATTGAACCTAACGATTGGACACATGATCGTCCTGGTGGTTACCTTCTCAATGAGGTAATGCGAGGCTATCCTTTGATTCGTAGGGGAGACCCCACCCGTCTACAGGAGGATGCTCCCATTGAGTTCCTGAACAGGATTCAGAAGGTAGCTTACCAAGTTAATCCCTTTATTTATGGGGTTGCTGAGGAGTTAGTCGAACTAGAACGCTCCGTTGGTAAGTTCCTCCCAATTGTGCATCATACACTACCTGCTAAACCTGCTGATATAGACACTAACTACGACAGTAGGAAGGACTACAGAAGAAGGGCAGCAGAGATTAGGAATGTGCAAGCACAAGAGCCTAAGAAGTCATGCCGAACACGTATGACAATGGAGGCAGCTAAACGCTTCAAGGATAGGGAGAGATTTTATTGTCCCTGGTCATTTGACTATAGAGGAAGAGCATACCCTATCCCTGCTTTCTTAACACCACAAGATACTGACTTTGGTAAGTCATTACTAAAGTTTGCTGATGGTGCTTATATGGTACCTGAAGCTGAGTCGTGGTTAGCATTCCATGTAGCAACCTGTTATGGGTTAGATAAAGCTACAATGGATGATAGGTTAGAGTGGGTGTCTAATAACATCACACTCATCAGCCGTATTGCTACTGATCCTATTGGGTCTTTACCTGAGTGGGAAGCAGCAGAAGAACCATGGCAATTCCTTGCTAGTTGTGAAGAGTATTATCATTGTGTGATCACAGCTGATAGACAATTTACAACCCTGCCTGTTGCTGTAGACGCTACGTGTAGTGGTCTTCAGATCTTGGCTGGACTCGCACGGGATAAGTCAACAGCTAAACTTGTAAACGTCCTACCTGGTGATAAACCACAAGATGCTTACAAGGTAGTAGCTGAGGTCGCAATGCCATCAGTTCCTGAACGCTTACGTCCATTCCTAGATAGGAAGAAGACCAAGCGATGTGTTATGACCATCCCTTACAATGCTAAGCCTTACTCCAACAGGGGTTACATTAAAGAGGCTTTCTTGGAGGATGGGATAGAGCTTGAGAAGGAAGAGCTAACTCAAGTTGTTCAAGCTATCAGGTCAGCTATGGATGTGGTCGTACCAGGTCCTATGGCTGTCATGAAATGGATTGAGGCTGAAGTAGCTGCTGCTGTTAAGCGTGGTGCTAAACACTTGGAATGGGTAACACCATCTGGGTTTGTTGTACACCAGAAGCTAAACAAGAAACAGTTCCAGTCTATGGAGCTACAGTTACTGGGTCGTTGTAAGATGAAGGTGGCAGTTGGGGAGACTGATGAGGTCGACCTTAATCACCACAAGAATGCAACAGCTCCTAACCTTATCCATTCACTCGACGCTAGCCTGCTACATTTGAGTGTCTTACGCTTTGATGCACCCATTGCTCTTATCCATGATTCTGTGCTTTGTCGTGCAACGGATATGTCCTCCCTGTCTACTATTGTCAGAGAGACATACATGCACCTCTTTGCAGAGCATGATTACTTACGAGACTTTGCCCAATACATTGGAGCAGAGACTGAACCACCGATCATTGGTGATCTAGAACCAGAGACCGTGATCGAATCCACCTACTTCTTTTGTTAATGTCACAACCCATCCACGTTACTCAACAGCCTGTTGTCCTTGAAGGTTATCAAGCTGTACTGAAACCATCTAAGTTTGGTTACTCACTGTCTGCTCTCCTGGACTCACAGCTCATCGAATCATTGGAGGAGGATCGTAAAGAAACCCTCAAGTGGGCAGAAGGGAAACTGAAGAATCCTAAGCGTAGCGTCCTGAAGCCTGAGCCTTGGGAAGAAGTTACTGAGGGTAAGTACAAGACTAAGTTCTCCTGGAATGAAGAGAACCGTCCTCCTGTTGTAGACAGTGAGGGCACACCTATCACTAATGCTGACCTGCCTGTCTATAGTGGCAGTAAGGTTAAGCTTGCCTTCAAACAGAAACCTTACATCCTCAAGGATGGTGTCACCTATGGCACTAGTCTTAAGCTTGTAGGTGTACAAGTTGTAGAGCTTGGAGGTGGTGCTGGTGTCGACCGTAGCGAGCTTGGTAACACTGAGGTAGCTGCACTGTTCGGTCAGACTACTGGCTTCAAGGCTGGCTCAGTACCTGCTACTGTTACTGAGGCTAGTGATGATGTCGTCGAGGATGACGATTTCTGATGGCATTCCGCTCAGGACTTGAAGAGAAGGTCGCTGATCTTCTCACCAACCTGGGTGTTAAATACGAATACGAATCAACCAAGGTACCTTACGTACTGCAATGCAACTACACGCCCGACTTCCTCCTCCCATCAGGTATCTACCTAGAGACCAAGGGACAACTTACCGATGAGGATCGGCGTAAGATGAAAGCAGTTAAGGCAGCACATCCTGACCTTGATATTCGTTTCGTATTCCAAACACCTTATAACAAGATCTATAAAGGATCTAAGACTACCTATGCCAAGTGGGCTGATAAACATGGCTTCCCTTGGTGTTCCTTCCACTCGATTCCTATTTCATGGCTGACGTAAAAGAAATCAGTCAAGTCGTTAGCGCCTTGATTGAAGCCTTCGATAAGACAAGCTCACCTAATGACATCATCGAAGCTTTTGATGATGCCCTTGAGGGGTATGAGCAACTGATCCAAACTTACCACCAAAAGTAATGCGCCCCACTATGTACGGTACTGTTGAGTTCTTCGCTGATGGCTTCAGTGACTACCTTGCTGATGTTGATAGCACAAACCCAGCAACCACAGAAAACATCATTCAAGGTTTCTATCAAGCACTAGACTCATGGTTCGAGTATCACGATGAGCAAGCACGAACTTATGCAGACATCCGAAAGCGAGTTCGTCAGGCACTTACCGTGTGATACATGTGGGTCATCTGATGCAGCTAGCCTGTACACAGATGGCCACACTTTTTGCTTTTCATGTAACGCCTACACCAAAGGTGATGGCGATGTTCACAATCACACAATGTCCACCAATGTCCAACTCCGAGGTTCAGCCGAGCGGCTGCAAAAGCGGAACATCTCAGAAAAGGTTTGTCAACAATACCGGATCTACAAAGACGGAGACGTTTTACGCTTCTATTATTTCGACGATGCTGGAGTCGTTAAAGGATGTAAGGTAAAGACAAAGAGCAAGCTATTCACCTATGAAGGAGAAACACCTGGAACACTCTTTGGACAACATTTGTTTCCCGCCACTGGAAAACGAGTCGTTATCACTGAGGGGGAACTCGATGCAGCTTCATGTAGTGAGGCTATGCCGGGGTGGCCGATGGTATCTCTACCTAGCGGTGCCGCAGCGGCAAGGAAGTCGATTCAACGGGCTCTCCAATGGCTCCAGGGTTATGAGGAGATTGTCCTGTTCTTCGACAATGACGAGGCGGGCCGTAAGGCGTCGGAGGACGCAGCAGGGGTCCTACCACCTGGCAAGACAAAGATCGCAAGACTTGAGGAATACAAGGATGCGTCAGACGCTCTCCAGGTCAATGACACTGAAGCGATTCGTCGAGCTATTTGGGACGCGAAGCCTTACCGTCCAGATGGAATCGTCGATGGCAAAAGCCTACTAGAGATAGTAACAACACCAAACCCACCATCTGATCATGACTACCCATTCCAAGGATTACAGGCAAAGCTTCACGGAATCAGGTACGGAGAGCTTGTTACGATTACTGCAGGCTCTGGCATTGGTAAATCCTCATTCTGTCGTGAACTCGCAACTCACCTTCTTAACAACGGAGAACGGGTTGGGTACTTGGCACTTGAAGAAAGTAACCGTAGAACCGCCTTGGGACTGATGTCCGCTGCTGTAGGTAAATCACTACACCTTGGTAATCATGACAGAGATGCCCTCACTGAAGCTTATACTCACAGTCTTGCTAAGTGGAACCTGTTTCTTTTTGATGGCTTCGGTTCTTTCGACCCAGACGTTATCTATAACCGAATTGAATACCTTGCTTGCGGGTTAGATACTAAGGTCAT